ATAGGTTAGAATTTTCCTATGCCAACTTTTCACCAGATGTATTAAAAGGATGGGATAAACCGGGGAGACGTTAATGGCACTGACCATGACCCAAAGAAGGGCTCGTCAGAGACTCTTCAAAAGAATTAAAAGCAGAGTTAAGCTTGGCCGTGAACGTGCAAAGCGTAAGATGGCTACACCTGAAAAGCTTAGAGGAAGAGCCCAAAAGCAGGCTCGCATGCTTGTTTTCCTTAAACTATCTAAAGGCGTAAAGAAAGGCGATATGCCATTTGCGCGCCGCCAAGAACTTGAAAAGCGGATGGAAAAACCTGCTATCAAGAAGCGCATTGATATGCTTGCAAAGCGTATGATTAAAGATGTTCGTAAGAAAGAGATTATGAGGAAAAAAGGTTGATTAACTCCTTTAAGAATTTTCTGGTTGAAGAAGAGAAAACTCTGTACTTTGTATGGGGTCGCATGAATCCGCCTACGGCTGGTCATGAAAAACTTCTTGACTTTTTGAAAGCCAAAGCTGGCAACAACCCATTCAGAATTTATCTGACTCAGTCAGAAGACAATAAAAAGAATCCAATTCCCTTCGTCCAAAAAGTAAAGTTTGCGCGCAAAGGGTTTCCTCAGTATGCTCGTCAAATTATGTTAGACAAGAAACTGAAGACTATCTTTGATGCGATGACTTCATTCTATGACGAAGGATTCAATCGCGTAGTAATTGTTGCGGGTGGTGATCGTATTCGTGATTATGATATTACTTTAAACAAATACAATGGTAAAAAAGGCAGGCACGGCTTTTATAACTTTGAGAAGATTACAGTATTGAATGCAGGTGACCGAGATCCTGATTCAAAAGGTGTTGATGGTGTATCTGGTACAAAGCTACGAGGCTACGTATCTAGCGGAGACTTTACTAAGTTTGCACAGAACATGCCTAAGAAGCTATCTAATGCGGATGCAAAAGCTGTATACAATGCTGTTCGTAAAGGTCTTGGGTTAAAAGAAGAGAAGAACTTCAAAAACCATATACAGCTTGACTCGGTATCAGAAGAAAGAGAAATGTATGTAGCCGGCGATCTGTTCAATATCGGAGATGAAGTCATCATCAAAGAGAACGATACGATCGGTACTATTATTCATCTTGGAACAAATTATCTCATCGTTGAATCGAATGGTCAAAAGCATCGTAAATGGTTAAAAGATGTCGAACGTATTGAAGAAGACTATTACAAAGGTCTCTCAAAGTCTACATCAGCAAAACGTAAAGCACACTTTAAAAAATACGCTGAAAAGCCTGGTGACGGACCAGACAAACAGTCAAATTACAAGCCCGCGCCTGGTGATGCGAGAGCAAAAACAAAACCAAGTAAACACACACTGAAATTTAAGAAGATGTTCGGCGAAAATGATATGACAGATCTCGCAAAGAAACGCATTGATCGTGAAAAGAAAGCCGACGCAATAAGACATGATCGCATGATGGATCGTGCACGTCTTCGCGACGTGATAAAGAAAAATAAGGAAACAAAGGCATGAACTTCAAATCCTATTATCTCGAAGAGAGCAATGTGACTGCTGCTCTTAAAAAGAAAGCAGAAAAGTCGGGCATGTCTGTTGGCACCCTTCGTAAAGTATATAATCGCGGCGTAGCTGCTTGGAAATCAGGACACAGACCTGGTACAACTCCACAGCAATGGGGTATGGCACGGGTTAATTCATATGCAACTAAAGGTAAAGGCACATATCATGGTGCGGATAAGGATCTACGATGAAATCGTTTTTTCAATTAAAAGAAGAGCTTGATACTTCATTATATGAAATGGAGATGCTCACTCATAAGAAGAAAATAGCCGCGGCTCAAGCCAAATTTGACGCTGCAGCTGGCGAACACGCTAAAGCCAAGCAAATTCATAACGACTTGGCTAAAAAGCATGGCGATGCATATCTTAAGCATATGCTAGCGAAAGGCCATAAGCGTAAGGGTCTTATCAATAATCCTCCGGCTGAAGCTCATGACAATGCTGATTATAAAAAATATCGTGCTCATAGCCATTACTTTGATCATCACAGCAAAGCCGCTGAAGGAAGCTTTCACGCCTCTCATCATTTAGCAACTGACGCAGCCGGTCATCATGAACATATACCAAAAAAGCTTGATAATCATGCCATAAAATTACATAATAACATGGTAGATGCTCATCATGAACTTCAGGCTGCTAAGAAAGCAAGTCCATTACATAAAGCTAAAGCTGCCGTTCATAAACTTGCAAAGAAGGTCGGTATAAAAGAAGCGATTCAAGAAGATAAAAATGGATCAGGCACCGAGGATAATTACAAGTATAACGTTCATGGTTATACTGGTGAGAAAGGTGATGATGCACATCATGCTATGCTTGCTAAAGCTAAGGCAAGAAACGTAAAAGTTACAACAGGAAGAAAAAACCCAAATACTGGTAGCAGTACAGACGGCAAGCATATAATATTACGCGGTAAAAAGAAAGACGTGGATCACGTGATTGACAATCATATCGGCCGAGCCGAGTAAAGGGGTACAAACAAATGAAAACGTTTAAGGAACTTCGTGAAGCATTAGAAGGTTATGTTTCAGCCGCTCAACGTAAAGCTGTATGGGCATCACGTGCCGATGGTGGTAAAGGCCACCCAGACAATAAGAAGGCAAAGAAAGAAGATGCAGCTACAGATAAAGCTGTAAAAGACTTCTTAGCCAAAGGCGGTAAGATTAAGAAGCTTGCACCAGGAAAAGCTGCTGGTTACCATGGCAAAGATGATCCAGGTAAGGGCATGGCTGGCATGATGGACAAAGGCGATACCAAGGCAATTGGTACTCGTAAGAAAGTCAAGTCAATGGAGAACTATCAAGTTCAAAAATATACTGATGGTAAAAAAGATGGTGCACCTAAATCATTTGGCGGTAATCTAAAAAAAGCTACTACTCATGCATCGATGATGCGTAAGAAGACTGGTGGTAATTATCAAGTTCATAAGGAAAATGTGGACGAAGCAAATATCAAAGAACTGTCACATGATACGATGAATAAGTATCATGATGCTGCGCAAAAGAGTAAAGATAGAGCTACTAACTCTGCTGTAGCTAATATCTTAAGAAAAACTGACCACAGCAAAGATTTGAAAACACGCGCAAAGCGCATCAAAGGCATGGAACTTGCTAAGACAAGATCTATTAAAAAGATTCGTGGAGATAAGTAATGCCATTAAAAGTTTCAGACGGTATGGGTGCATGGATCAAAGACTTTCAAAAGTCTGATGCTCCACAGTTCAAAGGTAAATCAGACAAAGAACGTCGTGATCAGGCCATTGCTGCCTATCTGTCTGCGAAACGTGGTCCAGAGAAAGAAGCGACCGATGTTAATGAACTCGATACTAATACCTTAATTTCTTATAGAAAAAAAGCTAATAAGCAAAGATACAGCAACAATATCGCAAAGAGACCTCAAAGAACTAAAGGTGTTGATCAAGCCAATAAAAAATTAACTAAAAGAGGTATTGATAAATTCGACAACAAAGTTGAAGCGGCTACTCATGCTTCTGCTGATAAGAAACCTGAAAACTACACGGATGAAAAAGGCAGACAGCGCACTCGTATGGTACCTGTTAAAAAGAAAGTTGATGAAGACTTTACATTCGCAGTCGATGTTGAAGGTCTGCCTCAGATGTTTATGACAGGTAATTCACCGGGCGAAGTCAAGTCACATCTTCGTAAACTTGTAAAACAGCCATCAATGATTCAAGGTGTTAAGCGAGTTACAAAGCACGATAAGAAGAAAGCTTTCCGTAAGAAGTCAATGGAAGAAGTCACAGAAAATCGTCGTGATCGTCTTCGTGCAAAGCTTGCCGCTGTCGGTAAAGATATGAAGAAGACAGCAGACGAGCTAAAGAAGCATACAGACGATTATAATAAAAAGTTCGGCACTCCGAAAAAAGAAGTATATGAATACGGTACTCCTGAAGCTACAAAGCATGCAAAGAAAATGACACCTGGTCAGGATGTAGATGAAAAGTTGACATTCGCTAAATTGCGTAAAGGATTGTATAAGACAGCCAAAGTAATGGGTGATGTACAAGCGGTTCGTAAAAAGAAAGTCGGTAAGCGCGTAGCTCGTAGAGTTGCAGGTAAAGCCACAGGCAAAATGCTCGGAAAGTTATTCAAATGACAAATTATAGAAAACTGATTCAGGTAATCAAAGAAAATCAAAAAGTTTTCAATGAGAACGATGACAAAGATCCTGGTGAGTATGATGAAGAAGGCGATATGGCAAAGACTCAGCTTCGCACTATTGCCGATGCTGCAAAGGAACTTCATGACATGTTAGATGATGACGAAAATATGCCTGAGTGGGTACAGAATAAAATTACAAAGGCAGCTGACTATATTGATTCAGTAAGAGATTATCTTAAGTCGGAGAAGAACGATGATTAGTTTTAAAACATTCTGTGAAGAAAAAGATCCTCGTTTGAAACGGGCAGGAGTATCTGGCTTCAATAAAGCCAAGAGAACGCCGAGCCATCCTACTAAGAGTCATATTGTCGTAGCCAAAGATGGTAATAAGGTTAAGACAATTCGTTTTGGTCAACAGGGTGCAAAGACTGCGGGTGATCCAAAGAAAGGTGAATCCGCAAAGATGAAGGCAAAACGTAAATCATTTAAGGCTCGTCATGGTCGCAATATTGCTAAAGGCAAAATGTCTGCAGCTTATTGGGCAGATAAGGAAAAGTGGTAATGGCGGATAACACCAACCAAAGATTAGACAGAATCGAGGTAAAACTCGATAGGCTGACTGATGTCATGGTTAACATGGCAAGTTTTGAAGAAAAGCTCTCTGGCCTGAAAGAAGATCATGATCGTGCGTTTGAGCGCATGAATCGTTTATCTGTCAAGATTGATGAAATACAGACAAAAGTGGATGATAATTCACGTACTGTAGGACTTATAAATAAAGTAGTATACGCAGCAGTGGTTGCTGCAGTGGGAACTTATGTGGCCCATATGTGGATGTAATAGGAGAAAACAATGTTTGGTAAAAATCCATTTGGTGAGTATCGGGCCACTCAACAACAGGTCCAAGAAAGTAAGTTTGTAATACCGGAAGAAATTCCAGCAAACGAACGTACAGCATTTCATGGTGCGGCTGCAGCTGCCGCTAAAGCTGGTAAGAAGTCATTTAACTTCGGCGGCAAGACACATCCGGTAACCATGAAGAAAGATACAGCAAAAGCAATTGCTGATCAAAAAGAAGGTTATATGAAAGACCTTGCAACTGCAGATGCAAAGACAGATGCAGAAAAGGCAAAGGTTGCAGCAGACTTTAAGAAGCGTCGTAAGATGAAAAAAGACGAAAAGTCTGACGTAGAAATGAATCCAAAAATGGGTGATGGTAATAAAGCAGAAAAAGGTGCTCCAATGGAAACAAAGGAATCAACAATCCGTGAGAAGCTTTGGTCTGTACTTGAAGGCGCAGATCGTGCAAAGCACTATAAAGGCGCAACAAAGCCTGAAGGCATGCATGATAAGACTTCTCCAGGCGGTAAGGACATGATGAACCAACCTACACAGAAAGATGACACCGAGGAAAAGGGTCATAAGGATTCTGTGAAAGCCGGCAAGACCGGTCCTACAGCAAAGGCTCGCAACGGTGGTGATAACACACGCGGTGGTGATCAGAAGATTATTCCATCAGCAACACCCGTTAAAGGTATGAAGAGCACAATGGAAGCATATGCTTCAATGTACGAGCAATCAGTTACTACAAAACACGATGTAACTGGTGATAAGGATGACAAAAAAGGTGTAATGAATTATGTAAAAAAAACCGCGGGTGGTGATGTTACAGTCAAGCACCATGGAATGACACCTAACGGCGACCATGAAATTTCAGTTACTGGTCATCCTAAGCATGTCATGAAGTTTGTGAATAAGCATGAAAACGAAAATTATTCTCATGACAAAGCAGGTCATGACAAGTATAAAAAAGATTTTGGTTAAGGAGAAATAGATGGCGATTAAACCACCAGCATGGTGTAGCGATGCAATTCCAACCGCAAAAGGTTGGATACATCCAAAAACAGGTGAAACACTAGTTTCAGGTCGTATCAAAGCTGAAGACATTGTAGCTTGGAACGAAGCAAAGAATCCTACACCCGTAGTTGTCGAAGCGTTTAAACCACAAACTCTAACAGAATCTCCGGTAAACGAAGCTGAGTTTGCTGAAGAACATCTTGAAGATATGACCAAAGTCGAACTTGAAGAAATTGGTCGTGAGCACGGAGTAGAATTAGATCGCAGGGAAAAACATTCAACATTGGTTGGTAAAGTTAAATCCTTATTGGATTAATTAATAAATAGCTTTGCTATGGAAAAACTGACTGAACAAACCCTGCTGCTCTATGCGGCGAAACATTATTATAATCCTCGCTTTTCTGACATTGAAGAGTTCAACGAGGATTTGAAACGATTTAAGTATATTAAGCGCTTGGTCAATAGGTATCTGGAAAACGGAGTCCTGTCTGAGCGCTTAATTCTTAATCACTTAATTATTCTATTCAATGTATTTGGTACCGAACCATCATTGAATATGTTAGAAATAAAACTTGATGATAGACAATGGACAGTAGTAAAACCATTTTTGATATTCTTAAAATATATCACAAATGATCAGCTTACTGGCATTAAAATGGATGAAAGAGTAATAGAGGCATTGAGAAAAATATGATTAAAGGTGCAGCCGATCTCGCATACACAGTTCGCTTTATTCGTCTACTCACACTAGACTGGAAAGAGTGGAACGCATATAAAGAAGGTATTATCGATGAGACTGGTAAGCGCAATAAAGATGTTAATCTCGACACCGATAAAAAGAAAAATTCGTACACTCCTTTTATTCGGCTTGCTGCTAACATTAAGCGGTTGCTTAGTAACCTACCCGGTGGCTCAACAAAGCTTGGGTCTTTTGCCGCTGCTCTTTGGCTTATAAAAGAAAAATACGGATTAAAAGATTCTTCACTCAGTAAAATCTGTGAAAAATGTGATATCGACGTTCTCGATTTCTTAAATGAGAACAGCGAATGGTTTGTCCTAGAAGACAAACAGGTTTCTCCTGGTATCTACAGAGTACGCAATCCTAAATTACTTAATACTTCTTTTGAAGAGATGGTCAGACAAAAAGACCAGATCAGAGTTGGTGATGAGTGTTATCCGATCGGCGACGTATTCGGCGTTGACATCTACGAAGCAACACATGTTAATACGAATAAGCCGATTTATTTTACTTTAAGAGAGATTTACAGATGAACGAAAGTTTATGGGATAATATCAGAAAACGCAGAGCAGCAGGTAAACCAAGGCTGAAGCCTGGTGATAAAAACTATCCGAAGACTCTTAATGTCGGTGAGACAAATAAAGAGGACACAACGACGGGTTCGATTCCAAATCCAGCTCAAACATCGATGGGTCCAAAGCATACGAGTCGTATTCATGACCGTCGTAAGAAGAAGGGTATGCCGATGTTGCTAAAACGTTTTCGTGATTACTACACGGACAAAGGCATCGGTTAATGAGCAAGGTTCGAGATATTGCTCGGTTTCTTGGTAAGACCGAAGCAAATAACACGAACAACGAACGCCTCTTAATACAAGGCGAAGGTGGAATTGACTCCGATCTCGCCACTCCAGTGATTAATGAGGTTGCTGGACGCATTGACTTTTATTCGTCACTTGATTCTTTACCGACTACTAGTCTTACTGCAAATACAAGAGCATTTGTAGAATCTAACCAAAGATATTATATTACAAATGGTTCAGGTTGGTATAATGTTGCCCTTGTCAATCTAAGTCCTCGTTGG